TCTTCTGATGGAGATTTTATTCAATTGCAAAAGTGGGCGAATGTATCACAGTACTCGCCAATGCAAAAGAAACAGATCAAAGCCACTAAGAAAGAGTTGTATGAGAAGTTTATTACGCACGTAGTCAAAGCAGGTGATGATGGTATTCCAAACATATTATCACCAGATGATATCTTCTTACAAGAAGGTGTGCGTCAAAAACGTATTAGTTCTCAGAGACTTGATGACTTCCTTGACAAAGGTTTTGATGCATGTCGCAATGATGAAGAACGACGCAATTGGCATCGTAATCTACAACTGATTGACTTTGAATTCATCCCAGAAGATGTTTCTCAGTCTATTATTAACGCATATCTAAATAACTCACCAGCTGGTGACAAGATGTCAGTTATGAATTATTTGATTGAGAATCGTTGCCGCTTGCTGTTGGATGAATTGGATGACTTTTAAGGAATAACATGGCTACAAAATATATAACAGAAATACTGGAAGAGATCAATAAAGATCCAAAGACGATTGAAAAATATAAGAATAATGTTGCTCTTAAATTTGTGTTTGAGTATGCATTTTTACCAGAGAATAAATTTATTCTTCCAGAAGGATCTCCCCCTTATAAACCAGATCCCGCACCGATTGGTATGAGTCCTTCTAATCTATATCAGGAAGTTAAAAAACTTTATATTTTCTGTAGAAAAGATTTAACACCACTAAAACGTGAAATACTATTCATCGGTTTAGTAGAAAATGTACACCCATTAGAAGCAGAATTACTTGTTTGTATTAAAGATCAATGTTTACCTAATCGTTATAAAAACATAACACATAAGTTAGTTGCTGAAGCTGGATTTATTCGTGCCCCCGAGCCAAAAGCTAAGAAGGAAACGAAATCAAAAAACTCCACGGCTCCATTGAGTGGAGCGGAATAAAAAAGTTGACTTTTCTACAGAAAATTCGTAAACTTATCAATAAGGTAGTTCGTATATAATGTTTTTCTTTAAGAAAACTAAACTGGTTGTAGATGCGTTCACAAAAGTTCCTGGATTAGAACAATTTTATCCAATTGATTCAGCTAAAAAGTTTTTCCCAGATTGGTGGAAACAATTACCAAAAACTCATATTTGGAAAGACTCTAATGGTATTGATATTGAGCAATCTACTTTAAAAAGATGTGATGGTTTCGTTGAACTTTATAAGAATGGTATAGTTATTCCACTTTGGTCTGATATAGCATTGAGAACTGGTGCTGAGGGTCAGTGGGCATATCATTCATCGCAAAAAGATACAATACTAGAGAGTCATCCGAAAGAACAATATGGAGATGAGTTCAATAACTACTCACATATTAAAATAGTTTCTCCTTGGTTTTTATCAGAAAAGACTGGATGTAATTTTTACTATGCTCCAGCTACATGGAATTTGACTGCACACTATAGTGATTTTATACTCCCACCTGGAATTATAAATTTTAAATATCAAGGTAGTGTTCATGTAAACACATTTTTTCATAAAGTTGATAAACAAATTTTACTCGAAGCTGGCACGCCATTGGTGCAATTAATCCCTCTTTCAGATAAAGAGGTAGTTGTTAAATGCCACACTTTATCACAAGATGAGTATTCGAAGAAGGTTGAATCTAAAACATACGCAGCAAAGTTTATGTCTAAGTACAAAGCTAAAAAGAAAATAATTGATAGCGGAAATAAATGTCCGTTTGGATTTGGCAAATGAAACAAAAATGGATTGATGCATTTATGGATACTGCGGATAGATTCGCAGAGTTGTCCAGTGCAAAACGATTGAAGGTTGGTGCGGTTGTTGTAAAAGACAATCGTATCATCTCGATTGGATACAATGGTATGCCTGCTGGCTGGACCAATGTATGTGAAGAAAAAGTCTGGGATAAAACAGGCGATTATGAACTAAAAACTAAAGATGAGGTTATTCATGCAGAAGCTAATGCTATTCTTAAACTTGCACGTGATGGCGAATCAGGCAATGGTGCCGATTTATTCTGCACTCATGCTCCTTGCATCAATTGCGCTAAACTCATTTATGGCGCAGGCATAAAAAAAGTTTACTATCGTAACAGTTATCGTGATAGTATTGGTATAGAATTTTTAGAAAAATGCGATATTAAAATTATTAAACAACAAGATGAAACTTAATAAAATTGCTGTAGTTGGTGGTGGAACTGCTGGGTTGATTTCTGCTTTGATATTAAAGAAGAGATTCCCCAACAAAACTATTGATGTTATACATTCTAGTAAACTTGGCATTATAGGTGTTGGAGAAGGTAGCACTGAGCATTGGCGACAGTTTATGGAGTTTCTGGGGATTGATCAGTTTGAGATGTTAAGGAGAACTGATGGATCTTTGAAAATGGGAATTATGTTCCAAGACTGGGCAGATAAACCATATATGCATTCTTTACAAAGTACATTTGATGGTAAGGCAGGACAGCATCCAATAGTTTATAGTAATTTAATTGCACGAGGTGTAGATCCATTAGAATTAGTTTCTCAGTCTAGTGTAAATTCACTCATTGGACAAGACTACTTAACAGACTCTAAGAAATTCTATGCTAATCAGTTTCACTTCAATACACATAAACTGAACGAATATTTACTAGAGTTATGTGTATCAAGTGGAATTGATATTATTGATGATGTTGTTAATGATGTTACTCTAGATGATAATGGAAACGTAAAAAGTGTTACTGGTGAAAAAGAATATAAGTATGACTTTTATATTGACTCTACAGGATTCAAACGAATTATCATAGGTAAACTTGGAGCTAAGTGGATCAGTCATGCCAAGTATTTAAAAATGAAATCTGCCATAGTATTTCCACTACCAGAAGAGCCATCAATTCCAATGTGGACATTAGCGAAAGCTATGGACTATGGATGGTTATTTCGAATTCCAGTATATGATAGGTTTGGTAATGGATACATTTTCGACTCTGATTACATTACAGCCGATCAAGCAAAGGATGAAGTTGAGCGATACTTTGGTAAAAAAATTGAAGTAGCTAAAACAATAACTTTTGATCCAGGTGCACTTGATAAAGTTTGGATCAAAAATTGTGTTGCAATTGGGCTAAGCGCAAGTTTCGTTGAACCATTAGAAGCATCTAGTATTGGCACATCAATTCAACAAGTATTCTTATTGATGCATAGATTAGAGAATTATGATGATGCAGTTATAGAAAGTTATAATAAGTCATGTAACGATATTTTAATTAACATTAGAGATTTTATTGTTACTCATTATTTGACTAATAAAACCAATACACAATTTTGGAAAGATGTTTCTTCTATTGAACTTCCAAAAACTTTGAAGAAGAAACTTGATCTGTGGAAACACAAACTTCCAGTTTCTGAGGATTTCAGTAGTGAGTCTCAATATATTTTATTCAATGCGAATAATTATTTGATGGTTCTTTATGGTTTGGGGTTGGTTGATAAAGACTCTGTAAAATTAGAATATGAATCATATCCTGAAGAACTGAGAAATTATATTGAATCTATCTTACATCAAAGACAATCTTACGAGATGAATTCAAAAATGATGACTCATAAAAAATTCTTGAAAAAACTTCGAGAATCAGGCGAATGAACATATTTTTTGGCTAAATAGAAGGTAAGTAAAAACCCTACTGTGTGTAGGGTCTTATCAAATTGTTGTTGACTTTAAATCAAAAGGGAAGTATAATTTCTACTATGAAATCGATACAGTGTTTACAATCCAGAATGCATAAGCAGTTACCACTCGTAGCTGGCTGGAATAGCACACGCCCATCATTTGCGCTATCATATGAGATTGATATGAAGGGTTTTGGTAAGAAGAAGATGTAAGACTACAAGTCTCTTTACCAAAACCCTCTGAGATGAAAATCCAGAGGGTTTTTTGTTTTAAGGTGTTTACTTTAATTCATGCATGATGTATACTTCGTGCTCGTTCTTTAAAAATTCGGGATTCTGTAAATTGTTGGGGATTCGCCAAGTTGGTAAGGCATCGGATTTTGATTCCGACATGCGGTGGTTCGAATCCATCATCCTCAGCCAAAAAATGCGAGCATGGCGCAGCGGTAGCGCAGCGGACTTTTAATCCGTTGGTCGTGAGTTCGAATCTCACTGCTCGTACCATATAAAAACACTCTAAACTGGACGCAGGTTCTGTGAAGTACGTCCTTGGATTGATCCCCAAGAAAGTATGGAGAATGAGAGTGTTTCTATATGGTGTTGTTAGTTTAGTGGTAAAACTACGGATTGTGATTCCGTCATC